CACCACGCCTCGCTGGTACATGAACAAAACAGCCTATTGGAACTCGGCAAGGCGTTTGATGAACGCGGCTGGCGGCAACACGATCGAAACGCTTGGCGGAGTTCATGAGCCCATGTTCATGGGTTATCCGGTGACATTCGCACAGGTAATGTCGACCGGCTCAGCCGTGAGCACTATTGTCGCGTACTTTGGGCATTTGGAGCTTGGTGCAACGCTCGGAACTCGACGCGGTATTTCGTTTAGCGTAAGTACTGAACGCTACTTTGAAACTCGCCAACTTGGCATCATGGTAGATCAAAAGATTGCCATCAATGTGCACGAAACTGGCGATACTGTGCGTACTCGCCCGATCGTCGCGCTCAAGACCGCAGCCAGCTAAGTCTGATCCTTTTCTAACCGCCGAGCTGGGGACGTCCTAGCTCGGCTTTCTGAAACAGAACCGAACACAGAGAGCAAAAATGAGTAAGCTACACGATGCAAAATATGTTGCGGTGATTTCTCCAGCCGCTATTGTTGATGCTGCTTCGTTTACCACGAACGAAGTCGACACGCTAGGGTTTAACTACGCCACTTTTATCTTTCAGCTCGGTGCAACTGACATCGCGATGACTGCTTTGAAAGTGCAGGAATCCGATACAAGCGGCAGCGGATTTGCTGACATCACCGGTGCTGACATGAGTTCAGCAACCGACATCGACGGTGCTGCGACGGCGCTTCCGAGCGATGCTGACGACAACAAGTTCGTTGTTATTCAGCTGGACCTTCGAGGCCGAAAGCGTTACCTGGATTTAGTGGCTACTGCTGGCAACGGTTCGACCGGCACATTTGCGTCCTGCGTGTGTGTACTGACGCAAGCTGACGTAGCACCGGAAAGCGTTTCAGCAGCAAACTGCGATACGCTGGTTCGCGTGTAATGATCGTCGAATTGATAACAGGCTGGAATGGGTGGAGGCCTAACCATAGGTTTCCACTCATGCCTGCTCCGGTGGCAAAGATTCTTGTGCAACGTGGGATAGCCCGCTATGTCGATGAAAACGCAGATACAACCACGAAGCGTTGTAGTGACGGCACCAGCGACGGAGCCTGTGACAATTCACGAAGCGAAGCGACACTGCGAAATGGCGTCGAGCAACACGGACCACGACGTACTGCTAAGCCATCACATCGCCGCCGCTCGTGAGCAATGGGAGCGTGATACAGGCAAATGTTTGATTAGCCGCACGATGCGGTTAGTCGTGCCGAACATTTATGACAACCTGCAATTGCCAGATCGTCCAGCCACTGCAATCAATTCGATTCGATTTTATCCAAACGACACAATCGAAACGCTATCGACGGCAGTTTACCAGCTTGACACATACACCAGCACGCTACGGCTTGGCTACAACCAAGTCTGGCCGTCGTGGGCGGAACGCTGGGACGCGTGGGAAATAAACTACACTGCAGGCGACCACGCTGACAGCACAAGCGTTCCTAACATCGACAAAGCCGCCATTCTACTTTACGTCGGCTACCTGTTCCGTGGGAATCGCGGCGACGACGACCGGCCAAACGACCTACGAGCCTACGAAGCGTTGGTGCATCGCCACATGCGGAGCACGTACCCATGAGAGTGAACCGCAAAGGCTCAGTTTCGTCGATGGTGCATCGCATTGACGTACAGACTGCAACCGTGGATGAATCGACCGGGCAGCCGATTCGCACGTTTGCCACGACGTTTAGCAAGGAGCCTGCCGCTTGGACGCCGACGGCTGGAACTGAGGTCGTTCGAGGTCGCCAGGTTGAGGCTGGCATCGCTGGTTACTTCACTGTGGGCTACCGGGACGGCTATTCAGTCGAGCAGCGTGTTGTACACAACGGGCTGTATTACGGAATCGTGTACGTTAAGCCGATTGATGGCGGGCGGCGTTATGTCGAGCTCCACGTAAGAGCGGAGCCGTCGTAGTGGCTAACAGCATTGACATCAAGCTGGAACTTCCGACCGACGCAGAACTAGCAGCGATGTTCGATGCTGTGCCTGTGCTGGAAAGATACAAAGTAGGCGATAAGGTTACGCGGGCTGGTGGTGCGGTGATCGTCAAGCGAGCTAGGCAGCTCGCACCGCGAAGCGACAGGACTGGTTCGGTCAAACGTTGGTCGAAAAAAATGTACGAAGATGGCGGGACAGGCGGAACACCGCGTAAGCAAAACGAAATGCCGCTTTGGAAAACCATTGCACAGGTAGTAAGAACATACGGCAAGGGGCAAGCGTTCACAGTCGTAGGTCCAAAATGGCCTGAAGGCAACAAAGCGTACTTTAACACTGGACCAGACGGTCGCCGTAAGTTTTTGTGGGGTAAAGATACTGAGACGACCGTGCCAGCTATTCGCAACTGGATTGTACAAGCCTTCGATGAAACAAAGGATCGGCAGCTTTCAGCAATGAAAGCTAAACTCAAAACGCTGATGGACGAAATCTGGAAACGCAAGCATGGCTGACGTCATTTCCGCTGTGCGGAGTTACATCCTAAGTCAATCGAGCGTTACCGACGTCATTGGACAGCGAATGTACTTTGACCGCTTAAAACAAAAGGCAACGCTGCCAGCGGCGACAATCAGCCGAGTCAGCGAAACGCACGCACATACAATCAGCAACCGCAGCGGCTTAGTTTGGGACAGGCTACAAATTGACTGCTACAGCCTAAACCGGCTGACTACAGCGTCACTAGCCGAGACGATTTACAAATGCGGCATTGTCGCGTTCAAGGGAACCACTGGCAGCGTCAACATCCGAGGTGTAGACGTCGAAGATGGAAGGCGTGATTACACGATAGACGACGCAAAAGGTGGAGACGATCACATTTACGCAACCCAGTTCGATTTACGCGTCTGTTACTTGGAGAGTTAAAAAATGGCAGCAGATACCGGCAATGGAGCCACGCTAACCCGATCAGGGTTTACTGTGGACATCGTTTCAATCAGCATCGGCAATCAAACAATTGACATGCTCGATAAATCGTTGCTGTCAACAACTGGATTTGCTGAAAAAATGTCAGCGGACCTGGCAGACGCCGGGACGTTTACGGTCGAGGTCCAATTTGATGTTACTGACGCAGACATCGCTCTGGGTGGTGCGGCCGTATCAACGACGATCACGTTTCCTGGAACGGGCACTCCAGCTACGCTGGCTGGAACGGCAATCCTAAGTGATAAAAAGCTGCCAGACCTCATGAACAACGAAATCATGATAGCCAGCTACACGTTCACTTGGGATGGTGTTACTGGACCAACATTCACGGCACAAACCGCATAATGAAAGTTGAAATTGTTCCAATGGTGTTAAAGACACCAGTTCGTGTTGGGCAAAACACTTACATGGTTGAGCAGCCGTATGACCACGCTCGCGTCATGGTTGACGGTCAGCAGATCGGGTTGACCATGACTAACCCGAGCGACAAGTTTCACATGATCCTGCATCCGCTTAGCGGCGGCTATCCGCGTGAGTTCTTAGAGTTGGTCGTTAAAAACTCCGGCGGAAAACTCAAAGGCACGCTCGATAGCCCGAAGCCGATGGATGAACTCGCAGACGAGGATGACAAGTGAGCCTAAGAGACAAACTGAAGCAACGCAAACCAAAAGAAGTGAGCGTCATTATCGACGGTGACGAGTTTTTGGTTCGCGGTCCAGGTCGTGTTGCCAAGAACAAACTGCTGGCCAAGTCGCAAACCAAAGGCGAGCTTGACCCAGAGCAGTTAGAGGCAAACCTGTTGGCCGTCTGCGTGCTTGACCCGACAACGCAAGAGCCGGTAATGCCCGACCCTACCGATTGGGACATCGCAGCCGACGTTGCGGCACCGCTGGTCAAAGCGTGCATTGAAGTGTGCGGGCTCGATGCCGACGAAACAAAGCAAATGGGAAAAGGCTCAGGCGAGAACGACAGCTAGAACTGGCTGGACGCCTCGCACTGAAACTAGGAATTGACGATCCCGAGCAATGGCTGGAACTGCAACCAGATCGTGTCATTGCGTTTTGGGAAGCGTTCGACGATAGACGACCGATAGGGTACGAGTGGGAGCAATACGCCAATGTCATGGCGATGCTAGAGCTAGTGATTGTATCGGTGCTAAATCCGAACTTGAAGCAAAAAGACCGCGTTAAGGCTGGTGGCATCGACCAGTTTTTACCGGCGGAACTGAAGAAGAACAGCAAGCCGAAGCGGCAAACGCTGCACAAGCAATTGCAGATACTCGCAAAAGCATTTGGTGGGAACTATGAGTACCACGATTAACAATTATTCCGTTGGTTTGTCGCTTAATGCGTCTGACTATATTCGCAACTCTGCTTTGAGTCGCGGTGAAACAGCCAGGCTAAAAAAGGAGATTGAAGGGGCGAGGACACCGGCGGAAGTTTACGCTAATAAGCTAGGTCTGATCGATAAGGCACTCAAAGAGGGTGCTATTGAGCAGGGCACGTATAACAGGCTGCTGGATTCTGCAAGGCAGAAGTTTAATTCAGTTGGAAGCAGTGCTGCTGGATACGCTTCAAGCCTGAAAAACATCGCCGCTGGTTATGTTAGTATGCACGCGGTGAAGTCGGTGATTGGCGATTCGATAAAGCTTGCCGCAGAGGCCGAGTCCGCAGGCATCGCGTTTGAGGTGCTAACTGGTTCTGTGCAAGAATCGCAAGCGATGGTGGCTGGCTTGCGTGAGCTAGCAGCACAGACGCCGCTAGGAGTAAACGATACACAGGCGGCGGCAAAAACGATGCTTTCTTTTGGCGTGGCATCAGAGTCTATACTGCCAACGCTCAAGATGCTTGGCGATGTTACCGGAGGTAACTCAGAACGTTTCAAGATGATGGCGCTCGCTTACTCGCAGGTAGCTGCCGCAGGTAGGCTAATGGGTCAAGACTTGCTACAGATGGTTAACGCTGGTTTTAATCCATTGCAGCAAATCAGTAAGACGACTGGCGAGTCTCTTCTGCAACTCAAGAAACGCATGGAGGAGGGCGGCATCAGTGCTCAAGAAGTCGCCAATGCGTTGAAAGCAGCCACATCTGAGGGCGGCCAGTTTTTTGGCATGATCGACCGCATGGCAGACACCACGGAAGGTAAGTTCAACATTCTAAAAGACTCCATCGATTCAATCAAACGCGACCTAGGCGAAGGTCTGCTACCGTTGATGAACGATATAGCCGACGCCGCAAGCGTTTGGGCTCGCCAATTTAAAGTTGGCATGGATTCGCTTAGGTCTGGCAACAGCTACGCGGACATAATGAACGCCGAAAAGGCCGCAATGGACGCAATGGCAGAGCAACGCAAGTTTGCCGAAGAACAGATTCGCAGGAAGCGTGCAGGCTTAGAAACAGTTCGTACCGACAGCAGCCTAGCCGCAACACAAGCAACAGCAGACGCCGAACGTATGGCGGCTGTCAATCGCCAGATAAGTGCCGGTTTGGAAGCCGGTATTTCCTCAGGCATCCAATCGCTAAAAACTGGCGGCGGTGGCATTCTAGACGCAATCCGCGTTATCCAAGACAGCGGGCAAATGTTGGCTTCCATTGGCTTGGCTCAGACAAAAGAGCTCAGCACAGCCATCAAGGACGACCCGAAGATAAGTGCACTCGAAGCAGGCACACAAGCCGCTTACGACTATCTGGACGGGCTGACACGCGACGCAGAACGCAATAGCAAACTTGAAGCCAAGCGGCAAACTGAGCTCGCTGAAAATGCCAAGTCGCAACGCGAAACGATGATGCGTTACCTGGACGCCATAAACAAAACGCTGGAAGCCAACGGATTTAAGAGGATACGCTGATGCCAACGCTTGTGGGAGAACGCAGGGAGGGTTCTGGCAGGCTTCGCAGTCGTGGCGGCTTGCCAGTGTTTGAGGAATCGTATCACTACCTCGTGCAGGCCGATTCAATCTATGACGACCGGCTGACGATACTTGCCACATCAGGCTTGCCAATCTTGAACGTCTCAACGTCGTCTGGTGGCTTCGCTGTTTGCCGTGGATTGTCTGCCGTTCGTCGTTCTCAGCAAACGCTGCTGTGGGATGTAACCGCAGAGTTTTCCAGCGAAGTTGAGGACAGCAACAGCAGCACGACGAACCCAACAACTGACCCGCCTGAGGCTTGGGTTCCGATCTACGAAACCAAGTTTGAGCGATACCAAAAGCTGGTCACAAAGGACGAAGCTGGCAATCCGTTCGTAAACTCTGCTGGCCAGCCGTTTTCCGAAAAGCTGACTGTAACGCGGCATATTCCAATTTGGGAGTTTTTTCAGTTTGAACCAGCCACGGTCAGCGATGAAACAGTTATCGGACGCAGCGAGGTGGTGAACGACGCGACGTTCAAAGGGCGAGCAAGCAAGACGCTGCTGTGCGTTGTGCTATCGAGCGTGGTTGGTCGCTATTACGGGCAACTGCGAAGACTGACGCAGTATCAGCTTAAATACAACAAAGACGACTGGCGGTTTAAGGTGCTCGACGTAGGCACGCGGCACAACAACGCAGCCGGGACGTCAACCGTAGCCTATAACGCGAAGATACTTACGAGCGGCGGATACACGGCAGACAACTTGGAGGTAATCGCTGGTCCGCTTGATGGTGCTGGCGATCCGGCTGGCGGCTTTGATGGTGCGACCGACTTTGCAGTGCTCGACGGCACAGAACCAGCCGTGCTCAACTTTGACATTTACCCAACAGCCACATTTTCCGATTTTCTGAGGGTCTAGCATGGCAGCACTAAGCGGCATAACAGCAGTCAGACCTACGCTTACGACCAAGTTTGAGCGAGTAGCCTACGGTGCGACCATAGCGGCTGGCAATCCGCTTTACCTGGATACCACCGACGGCGAACACAAGCTGGGCGACAGCAACGCCAGTGCGACAACTGCCAAGGTGCGGGCTATCGCTATCACGCCCGGGGTCGACGGCGGGCAAGGGCTGGTAGCGACAGGTGGCTCGATAATTTTGGTTGGAACGACAATGACGGTTGGAACTAACTATTACGCAGGGCCAACGGCAGGCGAGATTATTCCAGAGGGAGATTTGGCTAGCACGGAATACGTTACGCGGCTAGGTACGGCATCGACCGCAACGCAGCTTGATTTGCTAATCGTTCCGACAGGTATTCAGAGAGCGTAGCAATGAAGGATACCGACACTTACGGATTCGCCAAATCCGACGCCGAAGCGTTGCTGCCGCTGATTGAGCTGCGGGACGAGGTTATACAGGGGCAGTTGCCGAGTAGGCGACGTGGTGGTAGTTCGACAGGTGCTACGCTGTACCGATTCACGCTCAACGCATCACTGGCAACCGGCACGGCAGACGCAGACATTTTGAACATGGACGGAAGCGATACAGGATTAGACGAGGACGTCCTAGACCCGCTTGGAATTTTTGCATCGCTAGTCAACGTCGATGATGCTGGTTTATGCTTGCTGCAAAATGGCAGCTACTACGTTATTCAAGCACCTTGTCCATCGCCATAGGTAAGCTATGAACTGGTTTGGCCCGACAGGCGATTGCGGATGCTGCCCAGGCGACACTCCATGCGAGGTGCCGACAGGTTGCGATTGTGCTACCGGGGTTAATACTAGGTCAACTGCCGGAACGGCGACGATTGTGGTAACTGGAAGTGCAATTTCGCACCCAAGCACAATAGCCGGATGCACATCGCCTACATTATGCCAGTCAATGGCAGGTACGTACTATCAGGACTGTTTGACCTGCACGCGATACGATTTGCAAGAGTACGTTTGCTTCGATTCAGGAGGCCTGCCTGGATTTCAGTACATTTACTACTGGCAAGCTATACAAATCAATCACTTAGATGCTGGCAATCTCACAATTAGCATAACTGCCGGATACAGACAGCTTGGAACTCCATCTCTAGGGTATGGCGTGACAGCACAGGCTTGTGGTACTTTGATCCCAGGGTTTCAGCTCCATTCTAGGCTCATAGAATTTTCAGCACCTTCCATCGAATACTGTACCGATGAATTTGGCAACTACGGATGCACTGGTACATTTAGCGTAGGCACCGACACGACGACAACTAGCGGCACGACAAATCATTGCGAACCAAATTACAGCTTTGCGGTGTCACGATGAGCCAGTGTGTCTGCGGATGGAACTTCTACGGCAACCTGCCAGTCGAGGCGAAGTGCCAGCAATGCGGCAGAGTCGTTAAGCTACTAACGAGCGAACGCATAACCAGAGTCAAAGCCGCCGTAGCCGCCACCGAACGTCTTGTCTCCTGGCTACGTTTTTTGCGGCATCCATCCGACCGAGGCATCGGCGACACGGCACACAGGCTCAACATGCGGTCGTGTAAATCGCCAGACGCTCACGAAGCGTTGAGCCGCCTGCTGAAACAGTGCGGATGCAAGAGAGAGGACGCGGTAGCGATACTTAATCAGCGGTGGCCATATGCCTAAGCTCTGCAAGTGCGGCAAGATCGTTGACCGCCGTTGCTTTGACTGCTACCCGACGCAGCACAAGCAGACAACGAAGGAGCGCGGCTACGGGCACGACTGGAAGCAACTCAGTCAACGCAAACGCAAGCTAGACCCGCTTTGCGAAGAATGCCAGAGGCACGGCATCGTGACACCAGCCGAGCATGTGCACCACATCGTGCCAATCGCGGAGGCACCGCACTTGCGGCTAGAATGGTCAAACTTAATGAGCGTGTGCCATTCGTGCCACGACAAGCTAGAACCTGGACACACACGAAGCTATTTGCGTTATAAGCAAGGCTAGCATAATCAGGCCGATGATCGAAGTATTGCTGCGGATACCCTTAAGGATGCGGTTGGTTTCGTCGGTCATTTTCTAGCTTTTCAATTGCGGCTTTGAGGTAGATGGCTTGATCTAAGCACTCCTCGTAAGCATGAACCAGAAAGCCTTGCAGGTCAATTGGCTGCTCGGCTAGCGTACAGCCATACTTCCCCACCCCCACCCGCTGCCGTTCTGCTATGTCCTGGCAGACGCGGGCTTCGATGCCGGTGGGGTGGTCGGCTTTACGCAGTTTGGCAGCGTCTTCAGCTAGCCTGCCAAGTTTTTCAACTGGGTCTACGTCATCCCAGCCAGGACCGGCAATAATGCGTAGTTCGGCTAACCATTGGTTAAATGCTAGCCATTGGTTAAAGTCGTTTTCGTCGGGAAGGAAGGCGGCGGTCATTTGGGCTCCTAGTCTACTAGTTTGATGCCGTAGTTATTGGCTATCACGTCCAGCCTATTTTGTTCTGACTTGTCGAATTTTGACCTAATTGCCACCACGTCGAATGTTTGGTCGAAATCTGACGATCCGTCCCATGCGTCGTACAGAGAGTCTATTCCGCGTAGCTTATCGTAAGCGGATGACCTTAAAAATAGATGCGATGCAAATGACAAATGCTCGGACGAAATGGCCATCATGGTTTTCGTCATCAACTCGACCGCTGCCTGCTCATGATCTGAAAGGTCGTGCCTATCACCAAACGGCATAGACTCTTCGTGCGTAGTCGTGATGCCATCTCCGTGGTCGATTTCTATGCGAATCTTTATGTGTCCTTCGTTCATTCTGCTTTCCGTTTCTGTGCTGCTTTCGGCGGCTTGCCGACTTTGCCACGCTGGGCTAGTTCGCTGGCAATGGCAGACCGCACTAGCTGGCTGACAGTCTCGCCGTCACGCAAAGCCCACTGGATAGCCGACTTTTCAGCGTGCGGCAGTTTGACCTTGATAAATGCTGACTCACCGCTGGGTGAGTCGGAGCCGAGGGAGGGGCGGGGCATTATTTAGCCCCGCTAGCGTAGATTGCACTACAATCGGCCACGAGCCGCTTGCCGCTTGGCAACTCTTGTCGCCCGCGTGTTCCATCCTCACCGCTGCAAGTGCAGCCGTCGATTCCGCATAATGCTTTTTTGGCTTTTTTGATTTGTCCAGCGGTTGGGTACGCTGTGGCCTCGTTGTGGATGTGGCTGAGGACTTCACAGTTAATGTTGACTGATGTGTTGTGGAAGTTGTTGGTTAGCGTGATTTTCATTTTT